TGGAACAGATCTCATTATTCACAAAGGGGATAATCCTATAGGATTTGCTGAAGTAGAGGTAAGGCAATGGAATCCGTATTGCCCTTTTGATACTATCCATGTGCCAGTTCGTAAAAAACATATGTTAGAAGTGCCAAAAACTTTGTTTTTTGCTTTAAATCAAGATATGACTCATGCTTATTGGATTAAAGGATTAACTGCTTTAGCTTTCCCCTATTGGGAAATGAGAGATGATACAAAGCATGAACTTTATTATGATGTTCCAAAGCATTTATTCAAATATGTGGATTTAACGGAACTTTTTTAATGGCAACTAAAGCTGAAAAGGATATTTATGCTCGCCTGGCGAGATATGGCTGTATTTTATGCAAACAACAAGAAGTTAGAAATCTTGAAGATTCCCCAACAGAAATGCACCATATACGAAGATTTGGTGGAAAACGAAAAAATGCCCCAGTTATTCCCTTGTGCGCCTATCATCACAGACTTGGTAATTCCTCAGTTCACCAGCTTGGACATAAAGGGTTTACAAAGTATTGGGGTTTTTCTGAAGAAGATTTGCTAGAAAGATTAAATGACTTATTACAAGAAAAGAGTTGATGAAAACCAAAAGCAAATAATTCATACTTTTATTGCTTTGGGTGCTTCTGTTCTTAATCTTTCTAGGGTTGGAGAAGGTTGTCCTGATATTTTAATAGGCTACAAAAAACACAGCGTTCTTTGTGAAATAAAAAAGGATAATAAAGCCCCCTATACAGAATCTCAGGTTAAATTTATGCAAAATTGGCGAGGTGGCCCAATTAGCAGAATAGATTCAGTTGATGCTGCTATACGATTAATTAAAATGCTTGACATGGATAATGGATAAGGCAAAATAAGCAAAGCTACGATTTGTAGCTTCTTTTGCAAAAGGAAAATTGAAATGGCAATGGGCAAAACAACTAATCCAAACAGCACTAAAGGCGTACCAGCCAAGGGTGTAGTAGTTCCAAAAGGTGCTGATGCAGCCGATACTAAAGGCGAACGTCATGCTAAAGCAGTTCGTGGCGGTGTAGCAATGGGCAAAGAAGATGCTATTGGCTCTGATAAAGAGTTCAATACTGGTCGTACTTCTGGTATCTGCTACGAACACAAGCGCACAGCTTATGGCGTAGAAGATAAATACGAAAAAGACCCAATGTAAAACGAAAACCCCTAGCACGTGAAGGTAAACTAGGGGTTCTCTAACCACAATTAATCGGAGAAACTGTGGCTATAAAAGAGCATAAAGACACTTGTAATTTATGTCGATTTTTTTCTTTTGGGGAAAGAATGGGCATTTGCAAGCGTTTTCCTATTGTGCAAAACAAATCAAATGATGATTGGTGTGGGGAATGGCAACTGACTGAAAGTCTAGCTTTAGAGCAAATAGTTCAAATGATGACTGAACCAGTATTGATTTCTGAACCAAAAAAGAAACCAGGAAGGCCAAGAAAAGCATGAAACTCAAGCCATTAGCAGACAAAATTGTTGTAAAACCTGATGTTCGTGAGCTTTCTAGCATTATTTTTGTTGATAACAAAGAAGTAGAAAACATGGGTACAGTCATAGCTGTAGGCCCTGGAAAGAAATTATTAGGTGGTCGCAGAGAAGATATGCCTGTTCAAATAGGAGCTAGAGTTCGATTTGGCACTATGAACGATGACAAAGGCGAGGAGTATCTCAAATACTTTCCTTATGTTGAGGATGGCGTTAAATACCTTGTTCTTTCGTGGCAAGATGTGTGTTGGATAAACGAATGAATTACAGCAAAATTTATCAATCTTTAATTGAAAATGCTAAAAATCGCAAGATTAATAAGCAGTATGAAATTCATCATGTTTTGCCAAAATGTATGGGCGGAACTGATGAAAAAGAAAATTTAGTTAAATTAACTTGTAGAGAGCATTTTATTGCTCATGTCTTGCTTGCTCATATTTACAATAATTCAAAATTATGGGGAGCTGTAATAATTATGAAGGGAAGCAATAATACCTACATGAATAGCAGACTTTATGAAATAGCCAGGAAAAAGCGTTCAGAGTTTATGATTGGCAATCAATATGCTAAAAATTGCATAATTCCTGATAAAACTCGGAAAGCTGTTGCTGAAGCCAATAAAAAAAGAAAAGGAATCCCTACTAGGATAGCTTCTTTTGCTGGTAAAAGTCATTCTAATGAGCATAAAGAATACATGCGTAAAAAAATGACTAATCGTGTATTTTCTCCTGAAACTTTATTGAAAATGAGTATTTCACAAAAGAAAAGGTTTAATAAAAATGTTGAAATGGCTTAAAAACGCATGGCCTTGGAAATCAAAATCTATGACCACAGAACAAATCATTACTTCTTGGGCAGCATTTAACAACGAATCAGCTAAATTTAGAGATACAAGACTTCAACAGTTGTTAGATGAAGATAAACCTCGTAAACCAGCCCTTAAAAAGGCTACAACTCGGAGCAAGACCATGCCACTCAAGAAATCAGCAAGCCCTAAAGCATTTAAAGAAAACATTAAAACTGAAGTAAAAGCTGGTAAACCAGTAAAACAAGCTGTTGCCATCAGTTACGCAGTTAAAAAAGAAGCAACTAAGAAAGGTAAAAAATGAACATTGTCTTTACAGTAGATCAAATTAACTCTATTTTGGCTTATTGCGACCAAATGCCATATAGATTTGCTAAACCATTGATTGACCAAATCCAAGCTATTGCTGAACCTCAAGTTAAAGAGCAAACTCCAGTAGAAGTAGTAGCGGAATGACAAGCCCTAATTTTTACCTTCCTTATCCTGTTCCGCAAAGCATTGATGAAATTCAAGCGGATATGAACGCAGTTATTAATCAGCCTGGAGTGCCACAAGAGTTGCAAGACCAATGGAAGAATGTGCAAAATAGTCCAGAGGTGCAAGCTGATGTAGATCAGGCTGAAGCTAATAGCGATTCAATGGCTAATGAGTAAGTAATTGTTTACTAACTTTAATATCCAATAAAATCATGGACATGGAACAAGAATCAATTATTCCTGATGAACCTAAAAAGGTAGGGGCTCCTATTGGCAATCAAAATGCTAAGAAAAAGCCTTTTACTGAGCAGATGAAAAGGTTCATTCTTGCCAATCCTGAAAAGATGGAAAAGATCATTGAAGGCATTTTTAAAGAAGCTGAAGATGGAAGTCTGGCTGCATTAAACATCATTATGGATAGAGTAGAAGGAAAGCCAATACAGGCTACCGACATTACTTCATCTGATGGAACAGTCATTAGCGCAATAGCTATGAGCTTTGTAGAGCCTGATGGAAACAAAGATTGACGAAAAAGGGGTTATTTGGCCCCAATTTCCTGCCAAACTTAAATGCCTATTTGAACCAAAAAACAGCCGTTATCGTGTTCTTTATGGTGGGCGTGGAGCTGGTAAATCTCATTCTGTAGCTAGAGCATTACTTTGCATAGGCGCATCAAGAACAGTCAGAATCTTATGCGCCAGGGAGTTTCAGACTTCCATTAAAGACTCGGTTCACAAACTTTTAGTAGATCAAATCTACAATCTAAGGCTTGAAAGCCTATATGAAATCACTCAGACCTCAATTAGAGGGGTAAATGGCACAGAGTTTATCTTTGCTGGCATCAAAAACAATATCAATGGCTTAAAGTCTATTGAGGGCATTGATTACTGCTGGGTAGAGGAAGCAAACAACGTAACAGCAGTATCTTGGGATATTTTGATTCCTACCATTCGTAAAGAAAATAGCGAAATTTGGATTACTTTTAATCCAGAGCTGCCAACTGATGAAACCTATAAGCGGTTTGTCATTAGCCCACCTGAGAACGCAGTAGTTCAAAAGGTCAACTGGAACGATAACCCTTGGTTTCCTGAAGTATTGGATATTGAACGGCAAACCCTTAGAACAAGAGATTTTGAGGCTTATCAAAACGTATGGGAAGGCTTTACAAGGTCAACCATTGATGGAGCTGTATTTGCTAAAGAAATGGCTAGAGCAGAGCAAGACCAACGAATAACCAATGTGCCTTACGATGCTACTAAGCCAGTAATGGCGGTATTCGATATTGGATGGGCTGATGCAACTGCGGTTTGGTTTGTCCAGTTTGTAGGAATGGAAACCAGGCTAATCCGTTATTTTGAAACAACTCAGACCACAATCAGCGAGATATTGGCTAGGATGCAGACATTCGGATATGTCTATGACACCTTGTATTTGCCTCATGATGCTCAGAATAAGACTTTGGCTGCCAATGGTAGAAGCTTAGAAGATATTGTTCGCAACTCAGGCTATAACGTCAGAATTATTGGCAAAGTTCCTATTGCTGACTCAATCAATGCTGCAAGAACCATATTTGGATCATGTTATTTTGACAAAAATAATACGGCAGCAGGGCTAGATTGTTTGCGACATTATCGGTACGATGTAGATCCAGATACCAAAGCTTTTAGTCAAAAGCCACTTCATGACAATTATTCGCATGGAGCAGATGCTTTTAGGTACATTGGGCTTATGATTCAAGAGAAGAAAGTTGTGAAACGTAAGCCGATGAATTATGATGTGTCAAGCTGGATGAGCTAACAAGGAACTAATATGGCGGTCTATGACTCAGGCAATGGTGGTATCTATTCCACAGAAGATGGCGATGATTACGAATCAGGAGTAATTGAAGAAGCTAAAGAGTTTCTGCGATTTTGTTCCGATAATGATTCAAACAACCGAGTAGAGGCTTTAGACGATCTAAAGTTTGCTGGTGGTGATCAATGGCCTGTAGAAATCCAAAATAGCCGACTTTTAGAGTCCAGACCTTATTTGACCATCAACAAGATTGATGCGTATTGCCGACAGATTACCAATCAACAACGTCAGCAAAGGCCTCGTATGAAGGCTCATGGCATGAATAATGATTCTGATGAAAAGATAGCAGAGATCATTACAGGCATTTGCCGACATATTGAAAACCAATCTGATGCTGATTCTGCTTACGATAATGCTTTTGATTTTGCAGTTCGTATGGGATGGGGCTTTTGGCGCATTACCCATGACTATCCAAGACCAGATAGTTTTGATCAAGAAATCTACATTAAGCGCATTGAAAACCCATTTATGGTGTATTTCGATCCTAATTCCAATGAGCCTGATGGCTCAGATGCAGAGAAATGCTTAATTACTGAAGTGATTAGCAAGGAAGCTTTTCGCAAAATGTACCCAGGCGCAGACGATGGAGGCGGTTTTACTCCTCGTGGCACAGGCGATAGCCAATCAGAATGGATTACAAGGGAAGATATTCGTGTAGCAGAATACTTCTATACAGAACGAAAGCGCATGAAATTGCTGCTTTTGTCTGATGGAACTACTTGCTATGAAGATGAAAAACCTAAAGAAACAGTCATGCAAGATGCTGGCATTTATGTCGTTTCTAAGCGTGAAACCATTAAAAAGCAAATTAAGTGGTGTAAGTTAACTGGTATGCAGATCCTTGAACAAAGGAATTGGGCTGGTAGTTACATTCCTGTTGTGCCTGTTTATGGTCAACAACTCATTGTGGATAGCAAAAAGAAGAAGTTTGGCCTTACTCGTATGGCTAAAGATCCACAGCGTATGTATAACTTCTGGTCAACTGCCCTTACTGAGTCAGTTGCCCTTGCTCCAAAGGCTAAATTCCTCCTTGCAGAAGGTCAGGATGAAGGTCATGAAATGGAATGGAATCAGGCAAACATCAAGTCGATGCCTGTATTGCGTTACAAACAAACTGACTCTGAAGGTCGCATGGCTCCTGTTCCTACAAGAATTCAGCCAGAGCCACCTCCAGCAGGAATGGTCACAGCATTACAAGGTTTAGATGGGGATTTAAAAGCAGTTGTTGGTATTTATGATCCAACTCAGCTTCCTAATGGTAATCAATCTGGAAAAGCCATAAATGGTATGCAACAGCAAACCGATATGACTAACTTCCATTATTACGACAATCTGACTCGTTCTATTCGTCAAACTGGGCGAATTATTGTTGACCTGATTCCTCATATTTATGACAAAGAACGAGTATTGCGGATTATTGGCGCAGATGGCAAAGGTGAGTTAGTGACTCTTAACCAGCCAGGCGTTGATGATCAAGGCGTTGAAAAAGTATTAAATGATGTAACTGTAGGCCAATATGACGTAGTGATGGAAACAGGCCCAGGCTATGCTTCCAAACGTGCTGAAGCTTATGATTCTATGGTTCAGATGCTTTCAGTTGATCCTACTTTAATGCAAACTGCTGGTGACTTGATATTTAGAAATTCAGATTTCCCAGGCGCAGACATTATTGCTGACCGATTAGCTGCTGCTAACCCAATGGCTCAAATTGATGAGAAATCACCAGTTCCTCCACAAGCTCAAATGCAGTTGGCTCAATCTCAACAGACTATCCAGCAGTTGCAACAGCAGATTCAAGCTATGCAAATGGATATTCAGTATGGTGCTAGTGTTGCAGAGCAAAAAGACAAAGCCATGTTGCAAAAAACTGAAATGGAGCTGGAAGTTCGCAGAGAAGATTCTCGTATGCGTACAGATACTCAAGCGCATGACACAGTTATTAAGACAGAAACTCAGAAAGAAATTGAGCAAATGAAGGCGCAACTTGCCCTAATATTGGCTCAAATGAATTTGAAAGATCAAAGAGCAGCTTTAGACGAAGCAATAGAAAGAGGAATTTAAAATGGCAAGAGATATTGTTACATCAGAAAATCGTGCTGAATACATGGCAAAGAAGCTTAATTCTATGGAAGAAGCTGATGAAATGCCTACTAAAAAGCCCAAAGATGAACAAGATGAAAGAGCAAAAAAACATCCAAAATATGCATTGCTTAAAGCTAAACTAGGCAAACGTGGTGCTATAGATGCAATCTTAAAAGAATTAAACGAAAAGCAATAATTAAGCCAACCTAATCGGAGGATATATGGCAACAGTAACAGGCGCAAACGTAATTGAGTGGAAAATGAAGGAAATGGCTCGTAAAGCTGGCGTTAAATATGAGCCAGAAGGTAAAGCCAATCCGTTCGCTGGTATGGACAAAGCTCAACTTAAAGAACAAAAATCTTTGATCAAGCAAGCCAAAAAAGAATCAAAGAAATAGACAAGAATTATTTTTAGTAGTATTTTCGTATCAAATAACCAAGGAGCTTGAGAAATCATGGCCGAAGTAAGAGAAGCAAGTAGTGTAGTAACAAGTGATAACGCAACAACCTTTTATGCAGAAAGATTAGGTTTAGCTGACGAACAAGCCTCTACTGAGGCTGAATCTGTAAAGGAAGATTCAGAGCCAGAAGGTGACGTTGAACAGAGTGAACCAGAAGCAAAGGAAGAAGCTAAGAAGCAAGAACCTGAGAAGCAGAAAGATAAGCTTAATAAGCGGTTTGACAAGGTAACGAAAAGGGCGCAGGAAGCTGAAGCCAAAGCTCGTGATCTAGAAGAACGGCTAAAGAGTTATGAAGCAGGGAATGTCCAACAGCCACAACAGGAAACTGTAAAAGCCGAGGGTAAACCCCAAGCAAGCCAGTTTAATGATGCTTTTGAATATGCAGAAGCATTAGCGGAATGGAGTGCGGAAAATGCTTTGAAGCAAAGGGATGCAGAAGAAGCTGGTCGTAAGGCAAAAGAAGCTCAAGAAAAGGTTTTACAGTCTTGGAATGAGAAGATAGCCAAAGCAAAAGCAGATCTGCCTGATTTTGATCGCATGGTGCAGTCTAGTACGATAGTCGTTGGTGACGAAATACGAGATAGCATCCTTGAAAGTGATGTAGGGCCACAACTCCTATATTTCTTGGCATCAGATGATGACTTTGCTAAACGATTGACAGAAATGCCAGTTGTTAAAGCTCTTAGAGAAATAGGCAAGTTAGAAGCTAAATTTGAAGCAAAAGAAGCTAAATCTTCTAAAGCCGAAAAAGTCAGGGAAACTGTTTCAAGTAGTAAAGCACCTGAACCGATCAAGCCGTTAAGCGGTGGCAAAGTTGGCAAAGACGTAATGATAGACACCAATGGTGAATTTCATGGCACTTATGCTCAATGGAAAGCTGCAAGACAGGCTGGAAAAGTCAGATAAACCTAATTTTTTTGGAGAATTAAAATGGCAAATACCTTGCTAACTATCAGCAAGATCACTAACGAAGCGTTAATGGTCTTGGAAAACGAATTAACATTTACATCTGAAGTAGATCGTAACTATGATGACCAATTTGCCGTTGTTGGCGCAAAAATTGGCGCAACAGTTAACGTACGCAGACCAGGCCGTTTCATCGGTACAACTGGCCCAGCTTTAAACGTTGAGG